GTGAAGGGTTTTCAGGGTCGCCAGTATTCAGTGGATCGAGTGTTATTGGCATGCATGTAGCTGGAGAGAAGGACCATAATGTTATGGTGAGAGTAGAAGCGATTAAGTTTTTCATGCCTAAGCTGGAAAGTTCACGCCCTGATGATTATTATTATGAGGACGGCTGGAAGGAGGATGGAGAATCTTACGAAATGCGTAAAGAACATAACACAAGTGTCCTGAGGGACCAGCGAGGCAGTGTTAAACTGTTAACCGAATCCGAGTTGCGGGACCGCGGAATGGATATGACAGATAAAGTACGTTGGGGAGACCTAGACCACTATAATTCTAATACTGGACCACAGGGGGAGATAGTGATTCTGATGATGATGACTATTACAGATATTATAAAAAGAAAGGTCGAAGGAATGAGAACGTACGTGTGGAAACACCACAAGCCAAGACACTCCCTCGAGTTGACGACCGCCCATACAGGAAATTGAGTCCTATGCCACCTGTGCATTGTGCTAAGGTGCCTTTGGCCAATCCTGAGGTAGTCGGATATTTCGAGGAGAAAGATGAGGAAGTAACCAGTCTTGGGTTCGTCAAGGGTGAGCAGGAATGGCCTGAGATGAATCCAGCAACAGAAGAAAGATCGCTAGTAGAACATTTAAAGTTGTACGGGAGCCGTGTGAAATCTATAACGGGAACGCCAACGAGTGATGAGAAATCGAGAGTGGTTAGACTTCTGTCTCGAAAATTGGAACATAATAAATATGAACCTACGGTTGGTTATAAAAATAGCGACAATCTCCTTAGAATCATAGACTCTAATCTCGTAAATGAGAAGAAGAGCGCGGGAGCTCCTTACCAAAGTGAAGGAATGGCAACCAACGGGGATGTTCTCAAGAAACTAGGCAAACAAGGACTAGTGGACCGAGTTCTCCACGATTGGAATGATGAATTCATGGTAAAATGGTTTCTTAAAGCAGAACCTAATAAAAAGAAGAAGCTTGAGAAACATATGCCCCGAGGTGTCGCTGGATTCCCCATTCACAAAATGATCAAAAACCAAGCTATATTTAGACCGATGTTAGAGAACGCGGTTGAGAATTGGAAGATGAGTCCAGTTAAATATGCTTTCTCTCCCGGTAACCCTGGTCACTGCGAACATTTAGACAGTCTATTTGAAGGCCGTCATGTTTACGAGAGTGATAAGAGTAACTGGGATTTTAACATGTTCCCTTACTTCTTCGAGGTCTTGTCGGAATTAGTCGTTGAACTGGCTGTTTAACCGGCTGATATGCCAGATTCAGAGTTTGAAGAGTTTAAAGTTGATGCTCGTGAGGCAGTCATTGAAGTAATGAACTGCACTTACGTTTGTACCAATGGGCATGTTTATAAACCAGAAACAGCTGGAATAATGAAGAGCGGATGGTTGTTAACTATCTTTGGCAATTCAGTAAGCCAGCTGACATTAGACATTCTTATAAAAATGAGGATGGGCTGGACCGATGACCAGATATGTTCATCACACGAAATCGAAGTTGTTGGAGGTGATGATGCTGATCAAACCTTCCCAAAGGACATGGACGTTGAATCTTATATTCAGATAGCAAAGCAGTTTGGCTTTGATATTGAAATAAAGAAGAACGCGACATTTAGTGGGAGTGAGTTTTTCAGCACAACCTTCAAGAAAACTAAGAGCGGAGTGATTGAGTACAGACCCGTCAGGTTCACTAAGCACGTCGAGAAATTAAAGCGAGTTAAAATCGATGATTTAGCGATGGCACTTAGCTCAGCAATGATAAATTATTGCTGGGATACCCCACGGTTTAAGTTTCTGGAGAGGATGTATAGGGCTTTTCGTAAAGATAACCCAACAGCGTTCCCTTTGCATCTATGTTGGAATATGACGTATTTGCGTTATAAATCCAAAGGCATGGAATCGAT